TGATCTCCTTCACCATTATAATTGATTTCAGTTGATTCTAAAAAAGTATCTCTAGCTAAACTGTTATGAGTTACATCTGCTGCCATAGCTGCTTCAACTTCTTTTGCAATAGTATCAATAGTATCGTCAAAGTTACTTATAGCTTTTACATAAGCTTCAACGACTAATGATAATGTTCTTTGTAAAGTTCTGGTAGAACCCATCTCCAATAGTTCACCAGCTTCAGATTTTGTATAGATAATTATAGCTGGCAGTTTGCTTTCTTCTAGGTTAAAAACTCTTGATTGAAAAACGTTTGATCCAGTTGTTGATAAACCAGTCAGAGTAGTAGCTACTCTTTCTCTAATTTGTTGTCTGATATGATTTGCCATTATTGTTTTTCAAGAGTTAAAGCTGTAATACCAGTACCGTCAGGTTCTACGCCAACAACTTCATAAGTTGTAGCTGCTTTAATTTGTGTATCGCTTTTAGTTGTCAATGCTGCAAAAGCTAAAGTATCTCCATGTGCAGCATTAGGCACATCTGTAGTTCTACAGAAGGCGATGGGAGAAGAACCTTCTACATCAACCGATAGACCACCCATCGCCACAAATTCATCTTCAAGAATGACTTTTATTGTTGTTGCAGACTGTCCTGTTCTTGTATAAGTAGCACTTACACCATGCCCAAAATCAGCGTCAAAATAACCAGCAAAGTCTGCATCAAACTCTAAAGCCATTATTTACTTTTTCTTTTTTGTACTTTAGGTTTTTCTGAGTCGTCTAAACCAACGCTTCTATCTTCTTTTTTTGGTGCAGAAGCTTTTGCTTCTTCTGCTTTACCATAACTCATTAAGATTTTACCTTCATCTTCAGGCAAATCTATTACGTCACCAGCATATACTTTATTACCGCCAGCGACAGTATCTTTTAAAATTGTGTATTTCATAATTTTTTCCTTTTTTAAGAAGGGTGACTTTACGCCACCCTTCATTGTATCAATAACCAAAATAGTTATTAGCTTGCAGCAACAAAAGATACAGCGTGTCTAACAGCTACATCCATGCTTTGTAAAGCTACAACCCTTACTGTTCCAGAAGTTGAAGCAGTAAATGGATCAACAACTATATCTAGTCCACCAAAGAAACCAACAAGTAAGTCATCAAAGTTACCAAAGACGTAGTTGTTTGCAGTCAATTGTGCAGATACAACTACAGGATAACCGTTTACTTCATTGTTAGCAGCAACAAATTGTGCTGTGTTACTAGCTTTCTCAGTAGTTTTTAGTGTGCCATAGTTACTAGGGTGCATTATGTAAGATAATTTACCTAATAAAGCATTATCAACAGCAGCAGCAGTTTCCATAGAAACCATTTCTGCAAAAGTTGGTGCAGCAGCACTAGAAAGTGAAACTGTATTAATACCACTTGTGTTAGTAATACCAGTTGGGTTTCCACTAGAGCCAGAGCCTTCAAGAGCAGCATTATCAATAGCAATAGCCATAGATTGTGCTAAATCATCTCTGATCAAGTTTTCAACATCTAATGAAGATTGAATCATTAGCTGTCTAGTTACATCTGTGAATGCACCAAGAGTTTTTGGTGACATAGTTACAGAGCCGATAACCATTTCTGATTCACCAGCAGCACCACCTTCAGATGATATGAAAGCAGCACTTGAAGCAGAAGTTTTCTTAGGGATTTTTACATCGCCAGATAAACCATTTAGAGTTCTAGCTAATGGCATTACAGATGAAGCATTTCTCAATGCGTCAATAAAGTCACCTGATCTAAAATCTTGACCAATAAGACCTGAATCATCAGATGCGTTCAAGTCCCTAGTTGACCAATTAGATAGAACTTCAGGTGGCAACATAATACCTTGAGCAGTTCTGCCATAGTGTTTAGCTGCTGCTTCTGAACATTCAAATTCAAATTCAGCTTCTTTTTGCGCTCTTTTATCAGTAGGATTAGCTAAAGCATTAATAGCTTTCATTACAGAAAATTTACGCACTTCGTTTTTAGAAAGACCAATCTCCGCAGTTTCTAAAGGCTTGTCGTTAGAAATATTGTCTAACAAAACACCTCTAAATTCTTCAACTGATATTCCTTCTTGAATAGCCTTGTCAGCTAGATCACGTCTGTCGTGCTTGACAGCTAGATCAATAATTTCTTTTGAATTTCTTTGAAATTGTTCTCTAGCTTCGGCAGCAGATTTTTCTCTAACTTCTTCAAGGTTTATTTCATTTTTAACTTCGTCAGTCATTGTTTTTACCTCTATATTAGAAAGTTTGTTTTTGGAACGACCTACGCCAACTGCTTTCGATTGATCCGCAGGAACAGAAACAACAGACACTTCTAAAGGTGTATGTCTTACTCTGAACATTGGTTTATCAGAATCAGTTGATTTAACTCTTTCCATGTTATCTATTTTGTAGCCAACTGAGATATTTTGACGAATACCATCTTTGACATCATTAAATATTTCTTCTGCTAGTTCGCTTCGACCAAACCGAACAATAGCCACTGCTCTTT